AAGTAAGTATCGGTAAAAACACCCTTGGAGGTGGCAAAAAAATGACGACACGGTTAAATAACTATAACCGTAGTACACATGATTTAAGCCATGTTTGTCGAACATCAGCGGCCGTAGGCACTCTAATTCCTACATTATATCATTTAGTATTACCAGGAGATACCTTTCCAATTCAAACAAGGTGTCATACACTAACTCACCCTACCATTGGGCCATTATTCGGTAGCTTCAAACAACAAAACGACTTCTTTTTTTGTCCAATAAGATTATATAATGCAATGTTACACAACAACGCATTAAATATAGGGTTAAACATGAAGCAAGTGAAATTTCCTATATATCCAGTACCCTATGGACAATACTCCGATAAAACCAAAATGAAAGGAAGTAATGACTCTCTACTCAATGAAGTTAATCCGAGCTCACTAGTTGCGTATACAGGAGTAAGAGCTCTCACATCATTAGAGAGTTATGGTAGAACGCAAAAGAGTCTCAACTGCATTAAATTAATGATGTATTACGACATCTTTAAAAATTATTACGCAAACAAACAAGAGGAGAATTTCTATGTAATATCTGGGAATACCTACTATTTATACAAACAAGTAGCAAGCACTCTCGGTGAAGGACAAATGAGCTTAACTCTTGCAAATAGTTCCGACAAACAAAAAACATGGACTGTAGTCGCTACGGGTATACCAAATTTTAAAAATTCTACCGGTGATTATCCTAAAAAAAACACAGACTATCAAGTTTGGACATTGGCAATAAAACCATACACCCAAGATAAGGATTCCGGACAAATAGAAATAAACATAGACATACAAACAGGTTGGGTCGTTGAAACCGGCGGAAATCCAGGGGGTCTAAAAACAATTCAAATATATGGAACTATAAACAATCTCGTAGATAAAGAAATTTTAACAAACATTACAAGATCCATATCCAATGCCGTCGAGGGGGTAGAATATTATAGAATTAATGCAACTACATTCTTGCCAACCGAACAAACATTTAAAACATATTTTTATGTAAACAAACCTTCTCTCGCTACAAGTGTAGAAGCAAGATATAACAGTTATAAGTTAGAAGAAATTGACAATATGAGAGAGAGGATACTCGCAGCAGGAAGGACTCAATATATCGCTCAAGAGAATTTCATAGCTGATATCTTTAAACCTATACAAACAAAGGATGGTTTAGCACCAAGTTGTTCGCAACCATTGGTAGGCCTTGCGCTCAAAACCTATCAAAGCGATATAAATACTAACTGGGTGAATACCGAATGGATAGATGGAGAAACTGGTATTAATGCTATAACAGCTATCGACACATCGTCCGGAAGTTTCACTCTCGACACCTTAAATCTCGCAAAAAAGGTGTATACCATGCTCAACAGAATTGCCGTAAGCGATGGATCATACAACGCTTGGATCCAAACCGTATACACGAGCGGAGGTTTAAACCATATTGAAACACCTATTTACCTCGGAGGTAGCTCCCTTGAAATTGAATTCCAAGAAGTTGTAAACAACAGCGGAACCGAAGAACAGCCACTGGGAACATTAGCCGGTAGAGGTATTGCAAGTAATCACAAAGGAGGAAATATTATATTCAAGGCAGACGAACCAGGATACATATTTTGTATCACCTCTCTCACTCCAAGAGTTGATTATTTCCAAGGCAACGAATGGGATAATTATTTATCGACACTAGACGATTTGCATAAACCACAACTTGACGGTATAGGATTTCAAGACAGATTGTTTCGAAGCTTAAATGCAAATACAACTCCCGCAGCAGCTATTAAATCAATCGGTAAACAACCGGCATGGATAGAATACATGACCAATGTAAACAAAACATATGGAAATTTCGCACTTATAGAGAATGAAGGATGGATGTGTTTAAATCGAATCTTCGGAGATATAGATACATACACAACTTATGTATTTCCTCATTTATACAACAATATCTTCGCAGACACCGATATAACCGCACAGAATTTCTGGATACAAATTGCATTTAATACCAAGCCAAGACGCGTTATGTCAGCAAAAGTTATTCCTAACATTTAAAATTTATAATTATGATTAAACCAAAATTATATTCAAGACCTCCAAAAACAAACTACGAATACCAAGATGGAGAAAGTATTGAAACAAAAGTTCGTAGAATAACTGAAAACAATGAACCTATCACCGACGGGGCACCGATTATCTATACCAATAGAGATGACGGAGTGTTACCAGCATATAATATACGTACAGACCGATGGGAAATCGCACAACAAGCTATGGACGCCGTAAATCAAGCAAACCTTGCAAAATCTAAAAATTACGGAAATATAGAACAACAGGAACAAAATGCCCTCGAATCAAAGGAGATTGGAGATACTCCTTCGCAACAGGATTCGGTGGGATAAACCACACATCTAAAAGGCTGGGAGTTAGAGAGTTAGTCTCTACTCCCTCCATTTTTCACAAAATGGTACGCATGTAGCATATATTATCTAGTAATATGTATAACCCTTGTAAAGTTACAAGGGCGAAGAACTAAAACAAATAGAACAATATGGGATTTAAAGAATCATTTATAAGTGGACTGGGATCCTCGGCAGCAAGTCAAGGAATAGGATTTCTCGGAAATGCATTAAGTCAAGCATTCGGATTAAGTTGGTCACAAGAAAGAGCTATGAGAGAACAAGAAGCTTATAACAAAAGAATTATGGCCTTACAAAACCAATATCAACAACAAGCAGCTGCACAATCTCAACAATATGCAAAAGATTACTGGGATTATACAAACGCAGAGAATCAGGTTAAACATCTAAAAAATGCCGGACTAAATATCGGGTTAATGTATGGACAAAGTGGAGCCGGAGGTATGGGTGCAAGTGGTGGAGCTCATCAATCATCGCCAGATCAGCCGCAAGGTAATCCGGTAGGTATGGCATTACAAGTACAACAGATTGAACAACAAAGAAGAATGAACGACGCCCAGATAGCACTGGCAGAAGCACAAGCAAGTAAAGCAAACGAAGAAGCTAAAAAAATTGGAGGTGTAGATACACAAGAAGCCTTAAAGAGAATTGAAGAAGCAAGTTCGCGAATCGAGTTAAACTTAAGAGAAGGAAATTACAAAGACGCCTTAACAGATTTGACAAAAGCAGAAAAAGAAGCTACAGAAGCGCTAAAAGCTCTTAGGGAAATGCAAGAAGGTTTGACAAAAGCTCAAATAAGCGAAGCCTTTGCCATAGCAGGGTATTATAGTGAGAAAGCTCACACAGAATATTGGGACAAAGAAAATGAAAAAATCCAAAACAAATATCTAAAAGACACTTATCAAGAGAGAGTTGACGCCGCAAGCTACAATAACGCAGTAGCTATTGCACTGGCAGCAAAATATATGAGCGATAAAGACGTAAACGAGAAACAAATAGAACATCTCCAAGCAGCTATCAAAGAATTAGAAGCCCTTGCCGATAAACACAATTGGGACAAAGAAACTTATCGCAAACAAGTTGAAGGTATGATAGAACGGTGGGAAGACCAAACCTTTAATGAAAGAATCGGCTTAGGATTAGAATTCGGAGAGAATATCGTAGACATGTTAACCAAATTGCGCGGAAAAAAATCCAAAACAAAAACTGTATCTAAGAGACAAGGCAAAACCACAACAACTGAAACATATTCAGAATCATACTAACATGTGTTTATATCCTACATTTGTTAAAAATCCAAAATACAAGCCTAATAAAAAAAACAAAGGCAAACCTCCTATCTGCTGGGATAGGAGGTTATACTATATTCCCACGAAGTGTGGATGTTGTATCGAATGTCGTAAAGAGAAACAACGAGAATGGAGAGTACGATTAGAAGAGGAATTGCGGTCGAATTTTGGGTATTTCACTACATTAACGATAGCGCCAGAAAGCATAAAAGAATTAGAAATAGATACAAGGTTAAAATGGGAAGAGAACCCAAACGAGATAGCAACAAGGGCATTAAGGTTATTTTTAGAGAGAGCGAGAAAGGATACGGGGAAGAGTATAAGACATTGGTGCGTTACAGAATTAGGGGGAGAAGGAGACAGAATTCACCTGCACGGAATATTCTTTGGACAAAAAAGTGCAGAGCTGATACGAAAGCACTGGAAATACGGTTTTGTCTTTATAGGACATACCTGTAACAGCAGAAGTGTGAATTACATGACAAAATACATGTTAAAGGTAGATATCAAACATAAAACATTCAAACAAATCGTATTAGCCAGTAAAGGAATAGGAAGTGGATATTTTAACAGACTTGACTTTCTCTGGCAAAAACAAAATTACAGAAAGATAGAAGTAGCTACTTATACGTTTCGAAATGGTACTAAAATGGCCATGCCAAAATACTACAAGAACAAATTGTTTACAGACAAAGAACGTGAAAGAATGTGGATAAATAACTTGAATAGAGGCATATTATGGATATATGGAGAGAAAGTAAAAGCCAATGATTGGAGAACTATCGATAACCTTAGAAGATATTGGCAAAAATTCGGACGTGAAATAATGGGTGATGACCCAATAGCATGGAATGCAATGAAAGAACGTAGGAAAGAAGAGAAACAACGTAAGGCCATTGCAGAGGCCAAAAAATTAGCCGAAAAATTCGGCACGGAAAATCTAATTGAAGAATTACCGTTACAGGTCGATTTTCCTGTGCAAAATAAAAGACAAGAATGGGATAAAGCCATCGAAGAGAATTTCAAAGCCAACAGGTGGAGATATAAATGAATATGGAGGTGCACTACCTCAAAACATTACGACACTTTGGGTGAAACTGTGCAAACTTGAAATAGTACCAGACGGTAATCGGCGGCCTTCGGCCGAGAACAGAAGCTCGCTTCGCTCGGGGTGTATAAGGGAAAGCATTACATGCTTTCTGTACGCTCAACGGCGGAGCTCGTTTCGCTGTATTCCTTGCAGGAATCGGGCAATAGTTAAATATGTTAATAACGTAGGTTAAAATGGGATATTTTTTTGGAAAAAGGGGACTTCTGTGGTATCTTTGTAGTGTAACAAAAAAAACAAATAATCATGGAAACAATTCTTATCCTAAAACACTTCAAAACAGGGACTTTTTCAGTCAAAAATTTCGGAACCCAAGACGAAGCAATTCAATGGTGGTGCTCCTTCTCTGATACTATGGAATGGGAAGTTGTATACATAGGTACTAACAAAAGTGTATGTTAATAGAATTATTTAATGTTTAAAATATAACAATATGAAAAGAAGACACTTAGTAATAGCTAAACGCTACTCAGACAACAAATTCTTCATGAGAATATCTAGCAATAACCAAGATATGATAAGTCTTTCACAAATGATCTTTTACAGAAATTTAGGAGAAGTCATAACTCATGTTATTGAGAAAGACTCTGGACATCGATATCTCCTGGATATTAGAGACGACGAAAATCCAAAATTAAACGCAAATATTAGCCTATGTTGCAAAAGAAGTGCTATATTTGTCAAAAGGAACCTAGAAGAATACGACGACACATTAAAAATAGACATAATTAAACTTTATTAGCATGAAAGAAGAAATCAAACAATTTTTAAAAGAAAACTGGAAAACAGCAGCAGGCATTATAGGTGCAGCAATATTATTAGCAATATCCTATATATTCGAAGGCTGTGGTAGTACCTGGAAGATATCAGGGAATACTGTAAATGTAAATAACAAATGTAAGAATGATTCAATTACACATCACAATGATACCATCAATCACGAAATACGGCAAATTCCGTAAGAAAGAGTGGGTAAAATCAGCTAAGATACCTTTTGAATCATTCAGCGAAGGAAGTTATGCTCTCATGTGGGAGGGCTTCGAATGGGATACAGGGTGTTGTGTGAAAGGATTTAGGATCGTCATGAACTGTTGCTTATTTAAAGAAGCAGAACGACTTGAAGACGAATTGCGCAAAAGTAGAATTATATTAACAAAAATTGAAGCAACTAAAAACATTTAATTATGGATCAACAAGAAGCAGTGAAATGGGCTTATCGCCAAGACGTAGTGAAAGTAACTTGTATTAAACAAGGTGAAGAGGATAAATTTATTCTCACCGTAGGACAATATAGCGTAACACCTATTATGTTCGACACGCGAGAACAAGCAGAAACTTTTCTAGAGACAAAATTCAAACTCACAAATTTCGATCTTTCAATAATAGGAGCAATGTGGCAAAGATTAAAAGAGCTTAATGAACTAGATAACTCAACCCTTAAAAACGAAACAAAATGAAAGTAAGTATCGGTAAAAACACCCTTGGAGGTGGCAAAAAAATGACGACACGGTTAAATAACTATAACCGTAGTACACACGACAATAGTTTTATAATGAGAACGACTATGGCTCCCGGAGTCTTAGTACCAACTATGACAGAATTATTATTACCGGGAGATACTTATCCTATCCAAACAAGGTGTCATACCTTAACACACCCGACAATCGGACCACTATTCGGCAGTTTTAAACAACAAAACGACTTCTTCTTCTGTCCTATTAGACTATATAATGCTATGTTACATAACAACGCATTAAATATCGGGTTAGACATGAAGAAAGTTAAATTTCCTGTAATTAAAATAGACAGCTCAGATTGGGATTTAAATAAAAAAATGGTAGGCTCAAACGACACAATTCTAAGACAAATACACCCAAGCAGCTTACTATCTTATTTAGGACTCAAAAGTTTTAATCAAGAAACAGGAGTCGACTGGACATGGAATATTACAAAAGCACTAATGTATTACGATATATTTAAAAACTACTATGCAAACAAACAAGAAGACTCGTTTTACACGATTGACGGAGCAAGAACATTAAATAGTGCAAACAATAGCACAACACCTAATACATACTTTATTGCAGCAATAGATGGTCCAGACGTAAATGGATTATACAGGATAAATCAAATAATTACAAACCCAACAACAAGCGTAATAAATATACAAGGTGACGGTGTAGTTATTGCATTCCGAGACCTAGAAAATTACGATTTAAATAATACTTACCTTAATGGAGATATTGTATTCACTCCTGTCGGCAACGGCCGAACAATAAATTTAAGCTTAAAACCTATCAGCCAATTAATAGGTGAAGGAGTATTAGAAGATATATCAAAATCAATAATCCCAATATCGGGGAAACCTCTTCTCCGAGCTTACAAATTTAAAACTCTAGATGGAGAGACAGCAACAAAATCAATAAACATAACAAATGAAATAAAAGCCTATACCGTAAGCGGCAATTACAGCAAATTTAGTCTCTCTTTAATAGATGATATGAGAGAAAATATATTATCTGCTGGGAAACAACAATACGTGTCAAATGATGATTTCATAACCAAACTATATGAAAGTGTTACTGATATACATGACACATCAAACACTCCAACACCCGTACCAAACAGTGCATATCCTATGGTAGGATTAGCATTAAAAACCTATCAAAGCGATATCAACACCAATTGGGTTAATACCGAATGGATTGACGGAGAAACAGGCATTAACTCCATAACAGCTATCGATACAAGTTCCGGCAGCTTCACACTCGACACTCTCAATCTGGCAAAAAAAGTATATACCATGCTTAATAGAATTGCTGTGAGTGACGGAAGTTATAATGCATGGATTCAAACCGTATACACAAGTGGAGGATTAAACCATATCGAAACACCTCTATATCTCGGAGGTAGTTCTCTTGAAATTGAATTCCAGGAAGTTGTAAACAACAGCGGAACCGAAGAACAACCATTGGGATCATTAGCCGGTAGAGGCATTGCAACCAATCATAAAGGCGGGAATGTCGTATTTAAAGCAGACGAGCCAGGATATATATTTTGTATCACCTCTATTACACCAAGAGTCGATTATTTCCAAGGTAACGAATGGGATTTATATCTTGAATCATTAGATGACCTACACAAACCTCAACTTGACGGCATAGGTTTTCAAGACAGATTATATAGACATCTAAATAGCTCTTGCGCAAGAGAAGACTTAAATATAAGCATAGGTAAACAGCCTGCATGGATTCAATATATGACTAATGTTAACAAAACATATGGAAATTTTGCACTTATTGAAAACGAAGGTTGGATGTGTTTAAACAGAATCTTTGAAAATGTAAACACATATACCACTTATATTCAACCGCACTTATATAATAATATTTTTGCAGATACAGAATTAACAGCACAGAATTTCTGGGTCCAAATAG